CGGCGAGGCGGTGATCTGCGTGGACAACGTCAGCGGGCGCATGGACGACGACCCGCTCTGCCGGATCTTGACGTCGGGCGCGCTGATGGAGCGGTTGTTGGGCACGCAGGACGCCATCGACGTCCCTGCGCGGTCGGTCTGGATGGCGACGGGGAACAACGCGCTGATGTCGCAGGACTTGATTGGCCGGTCCATCCGCGTGCGCCTCGACAGCCAGACGGACACGCCCGAGGCCCGGCAGGAGTTCCGGATCGCCGACATCAAGGCGTGGACGCGGGCCCGCGTGGACCTGCTGCGGTCGGCTGCGCTCGAGCTCGTGGCCGCGTGGCATCGGCAGGGCAGGCCCTACAGCGGGGCGAGGCTCGGCAAGTTCGAGGGCTGGTCCCGGGTCGTGGGTGGCATCCTCGAGGTCGCGGGTGTGCGGGGGTTCCTCGGCAACCGGACTGAGCAGGCCGACGCGGCAGACCCAGAGCGCGCGGAGTGGCGGTCGCTGCTCGAGGTCTGGATGGGGCCCGAGAAGCGGGGCCAGGCCATGCAGGCGGGCGAGATCGCGCGCATGGCGGTGGAGGCTGGGCTCTTGCTTGCCGTCGTCGGCGACGGCAACGACGTGAGCAGGGCGCGGCGCATGGGGCAGGCTCTCGTCGCGCGTCGGGGCAGGGTGACGCGCGTGGGCGAGACGGGGGTGCGCGTCGAGCAGGTCAAGGGCGCGAAGGGGTCGATCTGCTGGAAGCCGCAGGCCGACGCGCAGATCCACGCGTTCAGGTCGACAGGCTGAGGGTCAGCCGCACCGCTTCGACGGCCGCTCCAACCGGGGCGGCCGTTGTCGTTTTGGCGAGAACAACGTCACGCGGCAGTTGCGGGGGTTGGTCGGAAAACGTGCGGGGGTCATAATGACGTGCAGCGGCAGATCCCGGTAGTTGCGGGGGTTGTTTTGTCCTAGCCTTACGCGAGGATGAGGATCAGCCGTATCATGCATGATACGGTGCAATTACGACTCGCGTATAGGAGCACCGGGGTAGACCCCCGCAACCCCCGCAACTGCCGCAGCACGTCATTCTCGACAAATCAACCCCCGCACAACCCCCGCGAACCGCCGCAGCACGTCGTTCTCGCGGCTGACCCGGTCCGGCGCACAGTGAGCACGTTCACCGAACGCGCGTTCGACATCCGGTAGGTGACCGCCGGTCGCTTAGGACGTGGCACCCCGCTTGACGCTCCACCGACCGGCCGGTAGTGTGGTCGGGCGCGAGGACGCCGGGGCCCCCGGAATGTCCGCTCTCGCGCGCTCTACATCGCAAAAACCTGCACCCCCAGGCCATTCCCGATGACCACGCGCCGGCAACAGCCGCCGCAGGCCCCCGCAAGCGCGGCGGCTGCATCATCGTCGCCAGCCGCCCCAGAGGCCGCAGCGACCCCCGCCACCCAAGGGGCAGCCCCCAAGGCCGCCCCGGCGACGCCTTACGGTGGGCGACGCCGCCAGACGTTGCTCGACCAGCTCGAGGACTGGCGCACGCTGCGGGACGAGATGCGCGAGCGCGGGGCCAACGACCGCGAGCTGCTGCAGGTCACCGGCAAGGTGCACGAAGCGCAGGACGCGATCCACGCCTACGACGTCGCCGCCGTCCTGCACTCGGAGGCTGACCCTGAGCGCCGACTGGGTGTGCAGGTCCGCGAGGCGCTGGCGTCGCGCTCGCACGTCGCAGCGGGGGCAGCCGAGCGGCAGTTGCAGGAGGTCCGGGCCGCTCGACTGGCCCGAGAGCAGGCCGAGGCCGAGGCCCGCGCGCAGCAGCAGAGCCCCGACGCCGCCCTCGACGCGCTGATCGCCACCCTGCTCGACCAGCCCGACCACGTCCGCCGGCGCGTGGCGCAGGCCCTTGGGGGCAGCGTGCACGTCGTCGGCGCCGCGCCCGGTGGGGCGTGACCGCCGACCTCGGGGCCTGCCACCTCGCGCTGTCCGGCTGGCAAGCCGCCGCCGCCCGCGACCCGCTGGCCGTGTTCCAAGGCACGCCGCCCCAGCGCGCCCTCTGGCAGTCCCAAGCGAACCGGGTGCTGCTGCGCACCGGCAACCAGATCGGCGGCAAGACGACCGCGGCCTGCGTCCTCGCCCTCTGGTACGCGACGCACCGCCACCCCTACCGCCGCACCCCGACCGGCCCGGTTCAGGTGCTCTTCGTTTGCGTGACGTGGACGCAGTCGCTCGCCATCCAAGAGAAGCTGTGGAAGCTCTGCCCGAAGGGCGCACTCAAGGACGGGCAGAAGTACGACCCGACGACTGGGTTTGGTACGAAGGCGCCCGCGCTTGAGTTCCGGGACGGCAGCGTCATCCACATCCGCACCGAGAACCAAGGCGCAAAGAACCTCGCCGGGAGTACTCTTCACCTCGTCATTTACGACGAGCCGCCTAAGTCGCGCCGGCTTTACGGCGAGCTTGAGCGCCGGCTCACTCGCACCGGAGGCGCGTTCGTCTTGACCATGACACCCGTAAACGCCCCAATCGAGTGGATCCGCGAAGCCTGCGAGGCAGGGCAGATTCAAGACCTGCACTTCAAGGCTACCGTCGAGAATTGCACCCTCGCCGACGGCACCCTGTTGACCGTGCCCGATCCCGACACCGGCGAGCGCGTGCCGATGGATGCGGAGTGGCTGGCCCTGCAGCGGCAGCGCGTCGACCCGCGCGAAGAGCCAGTCGTGGTCGACGGCGAATGGGAGTTCCGCTCCGACGTCCAAATCTTCTCCGGCTGGGACGGCGCCCGCATGGCGATCACGTCCCTCCGCGACAGCGCCGCCGGCCCCGGCCAGCGGCCGGCCGAGCTCTACCTCGGCATCGACTACGGCGACGACAAGCTCCGCACCGCCGCCGTCCTCGCCGCCGTCTACACCGACCCCGCCGGCGACGACCGCGAGACGCGGGTCTGGGTGCTGGGCGAGTGGCTGCCCGACCGACCCACCCTGCCTGAGCAGGACGCCGAGGCCGTGCTGGGGATGTTGGCCGCGCACGGGCTGCGGTGGAGCGACCTCGACGGCGTCTTCGGCGACAAGAAGCTTACGGATGCCAGCGGCCGCGAGACGCGCAAGTCCAACGGCCTCATGGCGCACCATGTGTCGCGCTTGCTTGGGCAGTCCCACTTGTCGCCCCCCGTGATGAACGCGAAGCGCGTCCCCGGCGTGGGCAGGCTGGGCCGCGAGGGCGGGCTCTGGCCGAGCGTCCGCTGGATGAACGCCGTCATGTTGCGGTCGCAGTGGTGGCTTGACGCGTCCTGCGTGCGCGTGCGGCAGGCCATCGAAACCTGGGACGGTACGACGATGCACCCGACCAAGGACGCGCTGGACGCCCTGCGCTACGCTCTGGTCCTGCACTGGGCCGGCGCCCGCCGCCGCGCCGCAGCGCCAGTGGTGAAGACGTGGTGAGGGCCGACCCCGTCAAGCTGTGTGGGCCGCCTGGGGCCGCCCGTGCTACGCTCCGCCTCGGAGGCCGCCCGTGCCCATCCTGACGCCCACGCCGCCGCTTGGCAGCCCCTACGCCCGCCCCAGCGGCGACATCCAGCACACGCAGCTGCGCCGCCGCATCCTCGACGGGCAGGCGGGCGACGACCAGCGCGCCTACGTCGTGCGCCGGATCGGGCCGGTCCGGGCCCGAGCTTGGGGCCAGCCGACCCGCACAAGCAACCCCCTCCGCGACCTGAGCGCGTCTGTGTCGGTGCTCTACGAGCAGACCCCTGTCCTCACCCACACCGAGGACGTCGCGCCGTTCATCGTCGACGACATGACGCAGCGCCTGCGCCTGTCGAGCCTCTGGAGCTACGCCGCAGAGGCGCAGCATCTGACGGAAGCATTGAACGAGGCCGCCATCCGCGTCGACCTCGTCGAGGGCCGCCTCCGCTGGCGCGTCGTGACGCCGGACCTCCTCGAAGGCGTGGGCCTGCCCGACGACCTCGGCACGCCCGGCCTCCTGCGCGAGTGGCGCGTCCGCACCGTCCGGGGCGAGCCGGCGTGGTACGCCGACGAGATCTCCGTCCTCGACGAGGACCAGCCGCACTACCGCGTGCTCAGCGCCGACGGCGACGACGTGACCGATCAGGTGCTGGGCCAGCGCTACGACGGCGACGCCTACCCCTACCGCTACAGCCCGACCCCGCTCTACCCCCAGGGCAGACCCTACATCCCCTACAGTCTGCGGCACTCGCAGGCGGCGCCGCGCGGGCTCTTCTCGCCGTGGTGGCGCGTCGAGACGGTGGACGGGACCCTTGAGGCGGGCCTTGTCGCGAGCATGATCGCCCACGTCACTGCGCAGGCCAGCTTTCCCACCACCGTCGTCGTCGGCGCCCGCCCGATGGGCGCCACCCAAGTCGTGGACGATCAAGGTCGCCCCGTCGCGCAGCAGATCATCCTCGACCCGAGCGCCATCCAGTTCTTCGAGGCCCTCGACCCGCAGCAGCAGCCCGTCATCACTGTGCTGCGCAACGAGACCGACGTGCTCATGCTTCAGGAGTTGGCCGAGCGACAGGCCGCCGGGCTGACCGGCGCGTGGGGCCTCTCCGCCAGTGACATCCAGCGCACCGCCGCCGACAGCCGCAGCGGCGTAGCCCTGATGGTCAGCGACACCGGCCGGCGCCGGATGCAGGCCGCGAGGGCCCCCGTCTACCAGCCCCACGACGAGCGGCTGGTCGGGATGGTCGCTGCGCTCCTCAACAGCCAGGCGGTCGGCGGCATCACCGACCGCCCCGAGTCCGGCTGGGGCGTGCGCTACACGCTGAGCCCCCTGTCCCCGATGGAGCGCAGCCAGCGCCTCTCCGAGGCCGCCGAGGCGCTGCGGCTGGGCCTCTTCAACCGAGCCGAGGCCCGCGCCCACATCACCGGCGAAGACCTCGTCACCGCCGGCCGCCTGCTGCCGGTGGCTGTCCCTTCCTCCCCTGAGCCCACCCCCGCCGCGGCCTCGCCGCAGGAGCCGACCACGCCATGACCACGCCAGCCGAGGGGCAGACCCCCGACACGCCAGCCGCCGCCACCCCAGCCGAGGGCCAACCCGCCGCCGCGCCGGCCGCCGAGGGGCGGGTGCCTCACCATGTCGTCGGCGAGCTGCGCGGCAAGTTGGCCGCCGCTGAGGCTGCCCGCGCCGCCGCGCTGGAGCGCGTGGCTGAGCTCGAGCGCGTGACCGCCCGGCTGGGCGTGCGGGCCGACCTCGGCATCGGCGACGACGACGACGCCGACCGCGTGTGGTCGTCGTTCGAGCGCGCCCACAAGGACGTCGCGCCCGACAAGCGGCCTAAGGTCGCCGAGTGGGCACGGTCGGAGGCGGCCGCGGCTGCGCTCCCGACCAGCCTGCGCGAGCACTACAAGCTCGGCGCCCCGGCCGCCACCGCAGCTGGGCAGGCGGGGCAGACCCCCGCTCAGCAGCGCGCCCCGCTCCCGGTGACGAACCGCGGCGCCGCCCCCGCCCCAGCCGGCCGCACCGGCGCCGACCCCTTCGAGAGCGCGACCCGCGAGCAGATCCGCGAGGCGCTCAAGGGTCGCCGCTTGCCGTAAGGCGCGCCTTCCGCTACGATGCTGATGCAGAGCCGAGGCGCCGACAGGCGCACGCCCACGGGTCACCTCCGACATCAGGTGTAGGGCGGGACAGGCGACACAAGCCCACCCCTACACCTGGAGGCCCCCGTGGCCGTCACCTACACCGCCCAGGCCGCCACCGACGGCCTCCTCTACAGCAACAAGGTCGCGACCGAGATGGTTCTCGGCGCCCTTGAGGACCGGACCTCGCTCCTTGGCCACTCCGAGATCGTGATGGCCCAGGACCTCATGGGCGAAAACTGGCACGTGGGGCTGACCCCCGGCGGGACCATCACCTTCGTCATCGACATGGCGCTGCCCACCATGTCGTCGACCGCGGAGACGACCGACATGGTCGCCGCGACGACGCTGGACTTCACCAACACCACGATGTCGACCGGCGCCTACGACGTCTGCTTCGGCGTCAGCAACGAGCTCCGGCGGCGCGACCAGCACGGCCTTTACCAGGTCGTGAGCATCGCCAGCCGCATCCTCCGCAGCGCCGTGGTGACCGTGACTCGCCTTCTGGTCGCGCTCGCCCCCAGCGCCACGACCACCGTCGGCACCACCGGCACCCCGCTGACCTGGGACGTCATCCGGGCCGGCGCCCAGGCGATCAAGCGCGTCGGCCTCAGCGAGGCCACCGGCCGCGTCGTCGTCATCCTCCACCCTGTCCAGTGGGAGAGCGTCGTCGAGGACCTCGGCAGCGCCACCGGCGCCCGCGCCGAGCGCCGCGAGCTGGACAGCGCCCAGATGATCGGGATGGTCGGCTTCCAGGGCATCTGGGACGACATCGAGGTCTGGACCTCGGCGGCCGTCACCGAGAGCGGCGGCGACTACAGCGGCCTGATGTTCGTCCGCGGCGGCATCGGCATGGCCATCGTCCCGCCCGCCGAGCCCGCGCCCGGCCAGGACGTGGTGCTCCAGACCCCGCTGGTCCAGGTGACCGCGGCCTACAGCTTCGCGGACAAGTCCACGCAGCTCGGCGGCGACATGACCGTCGGTGTGGCCATCCTCCGACAGGATCTCGTCCGCGAAGTCCTCAGCACCTGATCACCCTCGCCCCTCGCCTCGGCATAGCTGCGCCGAGGGGCTGCCCCTCCGCTCACACGCCCACCGGGTCAGGAGCCCTTCATGCTGCCCGCTCGCGCCACCACCGCCGCCGCCCCGCAGACCAACCGCCCCATCGGCGCCCCGATCCGGCGCGCCGCCACCCCCCAGGGCCGCGCCGCAGTCCTCGCGCTCCCGCCGTCGTCGGGCTGGATCGCCACCGCGCACCCGGCCGACTGGGGCCCCGTCCGCGACGACTCGGGCCAGTGGCACATCCTGCCCCGGCTCGCCAAGACGATGCTCCTGCCCGGCGTGGGCGGGGTCAGCCTGGGGCGCGACGCCTCGGGCCAGCGCGTCGCCGACGCCCGCCGGGTCATCGCCGAGCGCGTGGCGGCCGGCGCCGTCGAGGTGCCGCGCACCACCATCCACGCGAACGGCGAGGAGTACGCCGACTACTGCGTCCGCTACCCGGTTGTCGGCGGCGCCTGTCACGTCTGGGCGTGGGAGCGCCCCGAGCTGGCGCGCGCTGGCCGCTCGACCGTCAAGGTGGACCGCGACGCGCAGGTGGCCTTCCTCCAGTACGTCGCCCACGAGCTGCTCGGCATGGCCGAGCCCGAGCCCGACACGCTCGACGCGCTGCGCAACGACCTGCGCACCAAGGCGGTGCGGCTCGCCATCGGCGCGACGCAGAGCCCGACCCGCCGGCAGGCCCTCGACCGGATCGCCGAGATCCTGCGGAGCCTGGGCTGGGACGACGGCCTCGACCTGCCCGCGACGCAGGTGCGGTGGGCGCACCCCGAGCCCGAGGAGGCGGAGCCCGCCCCCGACCAGTCCGCCGAGCTTGCCCAACTCCGCGCCCAGCTGGCCGCCATGTCCGCGCAGCTGGCCAGCCTCACGGCAGCCCCCGCCGCAGCCAGCCCCGCCGCCCCGCCGCCGGCCCAGGGAGTCGTGGTCGGCTCGCCCTCGGCGGCGGAGGCGGCCCTGCCCTTCCTCGACGAGGGGCCAGCCCCCAAGTCCAAGACCCCCAAGGGCTGACCCCCACACCCGCAGGAGCCGCCCATGTCCGCGCCCGTCGTCTTCGTCGACACCGGCGGCCCCGTCGAGCTGATCCGGGGCGCGACCACCACCCTCGCCCCGGTCCTCCGCGGCGAGGACGCCGCCGTCATCACCCCGACCAGCTGGACCGCGGCGCTCTACCGCAACGAAGCCGTTGTCTCGTCGGGAAGCGGCACGGGGGCGGTATCGTGGGCGCTGGCCGTCAGCTCCACCGCGACGCTCGCCAGCGACTATCAGATCCGCTGGACCATCCACTACGCGAGCGGCCGGGTTGACCAGCGGCAAGACGCCATCGTCTGCCGCTGGGGCCTCTACCCGAGCCTCACCCCAGCCGACATCTACGCCCGGGCCCCAGCCTTGAACCCATCCGCGGCTGACCCTCTCCGCGTCTTCGGCGCCGGGCAGTCCGTCCTCACCGTCGCCGCGCAGGCGTGGCAGGACGTCCTCGCCGAGCTGCGCAACAGGATCGGCCGGCCGCACCTCATCACGTCCGGCGTCGACCTGCGCGGTGTGCACCTCGCCCGGACCCTCGAGCTCGTCTACCTCTCCGCAGCGTCGACCACCGGGGAGGCCGTCTACATGGACCTCTCCCTGCGCGCCCGCGACGAGTACCGCGACCTCTGGCCGCGGCTGACCCTCCGCACCGCGCCCGACGACCAAACCGACGGCGCCGACGTGCGCGCCGCCGCCAGCCTGCCGATGATGGGCGGGGCCTGGGACGACGCCGCGACCCGCTACCCGGGCGAGCCCCGGAGCTACGGCCGGGGGGTCTGGTGACGCACTACGAAGGCAGCATCAAAGACCTGCGCCGCGACGTCATCGCCGCGCTGCGCGCAAACGCCACGCTCGCAGACCACGTCAGCGACGACCCGCCCGACACGATGGGCGGCGAGCCCGATACCACGATGGGCGGCCGTGTCTTCGTCGGCATCGCCGCCGCCGTGGTCCGCCAGCTGGGCCGCCGCCGCGACCCCGACGACCCGACCCTGACCGCGCCGACGCTGACCGTCCGCAGCTGGATCAGACGCCAACCCGACAAGATCCGCGGCTCCGGCGTCCAGCACAGCTACGACGACGCGCTCGACCGCGGCGGGCTGCTGCTGTCCGTCCTCGCCAACCCCAGCCTGAGCCTCGACACCCTGACCCTGTCCGTGACCGTGCTCGACGGCTGGCACCGGGTGGAGGTCACCGCCACCGGCTCGGCGATGGTGCTGACGTCGTGAGGCACGCGCCCCTCCTCTCCGGGCCAGCCGCCGACCCGGCCCGCCTCGTCGCCGAGGTCCGGGCCCGTCTCGTCCCCCTCGTCACCGACGACGCCCAGCGCATCTACGCAGACGCCGAGGCCCGCTGGCCCGTGCGGACGGGCAAGAGCAAGGCTGGCCTCTTCTTGCGCGACGAGTCGTCTGGCGACTTGATCGTGGTCAGGCTCGGAAACAGCGTCGATTACGCGAGGTTCATCCGGTCCTTGAAGGTCGGCAAGGTCAGCGCCGGCGACTGGCGCCCCGTCCTCACCCGCGAGCTGGGCGACCCCGTCCGGGCTAGCCGCCGCACGCTGCCCGGCCGCGCCGCCGACGTGGCCGCCGCGGCGCTGACCGACCTTCTGGGCTGACCCCTCTCCTCTTCCTCGACGTGGCCCCTGCCGTGGTAGGCTGGCGCACGCCCACCCCCGGAGGCCCGCGTGGCAGACAGCGTCGTCACCCTCGGCCTCGACCTCAGCGCCTTTGACGCGGTGCTGCGCGAGGGCATGGACGGCCTGTCGAAAGGGGCGCAGCGCGCGCTGGCAGGCGCGAAGAAGGCTGCGGCCGAGGCGACGCGGGAGGCTGCCAGCGCGCTGAAAGTGCAGCTGCGGCTGCAGGACCAAGCGGCGCGCGACGCCGCGGCTGCAGCGCGTGAGCAGGCCGCGGCCGAGCGCCAGCTTGCGGCCGAGGCGCAGAAGCGCGTCCAAGTGCAGGCCAGCGCCGCCAAGAGCCTCGCCCGGCTCGCGGCGGAGACCTCGGAAGTCGACCGCCTGACCTACGCCTACGAGGAGCAGATCGCCGAGATCAAGCGCCTCGTCGAGGTCACCGGAGACCACGCCGCCGGCGAGAAGGCCGCGGCTGCGGCCGCCGCAAAGCACGCCGCCGCGCTCGACCGGCTGGCCCGCGAGGCCGACGACGCGGGCGATCAGCTCCGCCAAGCCGAGCGGGCGGCGAAGGATGCCGCGCGGGCATCGGCCGACGCGGCCAAGACCCAGGCCGAGGGACTGAAAGGGCTCGGCGAGCTTGTGGGCCTGCCCGTCGACAAGATCGAGCACCTGGGCCGCGCAATGGGCCTCGTCGCCGGCCCGATGGCCGCCGTCGCCGGCGGCGCCGCGCTTGCGACCGCCGCGCTGGCCGGGACCGCCGCCGCCGTCTTCGGGCTGACCAAGGCCGCCATCGCCCTCGAGGACGAGATCGGCCCCCTGCGCCGCGACGGCCTCCTGCCGCCGCTTGATCCGACCTTCACGCAGAACCTCACCGACGCCGACCTCGCCATGAGGGGCGCCGCCATTCGCGCCAAAGACCTCGTGGTCCAAGTCGGGGCCGCGCTCGCCCCCGCCGTCGAGTACGGCGCCGTGGCCTTTGCCGGCCTCGTTGACAGCGTGCGGCAGTCCGGCGTCACGCTGGCCGGGCTGGGGCAGGTCATCCGCGGCGGGCTCGTCGTCGCGCTGCAGTCGATGGTCGATTTCGCGCTGCGCATCCCCACACTGTACGCGAAGATGGCCGGGCTCGTCGGGCAGGCCCTTGAGGCCCTGGGGTTCGAGTCGCTGGGCGGAAAGCTGCAGCAGGTGACCGCCGACGCGCTGGCCTTCAAGAACTCGCTCGGCGAGACCATCGCCGGCGGCGCCGTCGACCTGTACGCGGAGGGGCTGACCCTCATGGGTCGCGACGCGGACGTGGCCGGAGCCAGCCTGCGCGACCTTGGGCGGGCCGCCAAGGACCTCGACGCGAAGCCCATCAAGGAGTCCACCGAGGCCGTCAAGGCGCACAAGAAGGCCACCGAGGACGCCGCGAAGGCGGCCCGCGAGTGGGCTATGCAGCAAGGCGAGATCAACGCCGCCGCCCAAGACCTCGCCCGGCTGGCCCCCGAGCTTGAGGCGCTGATCGCCCAGCTTGAGCGGGTCGGCGCCGCCAGTCAGGCGCAGGTCTTCAAGGACCTCGAGGCCGGCGTCGCCAGCTACGGCGACGCCGTGCGGTCGATGGTGGCCGACCCCCTCCTCGGCGCGCTGCAGGCCGCCCGGGACCTCGGCACGGAGCTCGGCGCGGCGGCCGGCATCGACCTCTCCGGCGGCCCCCTCAAGACGATCCTGAGCCTCGCCGGCGACGCGGTGAAGGCCGAGCGCGACGCCCTCGCAACCGTCGCCGAGGCCCGGGCCAGCCTCCGCGACGCCGTGGCCTCGGGCGACGCAGGCGCCATCGCCGAGGCCCGCGCGGCGCTGCAGGGGGCTCGGCAAGAGCTTGAGGCTGCCCGCCCCTACGCCTTTGTCACCGGCCTCATCGACGGCGCCGCAGACATGGTGGAGGCCATCGTCGAGGCCCTCCCCGCCGTCGTCGACGGGCTCGTCGACAGCGCGCCGCGGCTCATCGACGGCATCGTGTCCGCCATCCCCCAGCTGGTCATCGCCCTCGCCAAAGCCGCCCCGCAGATCGCAATCGACCTCGCGACCGCCTTCGCGGTGGAGCTGCCGATCCAGCTCCTCGCAAACCTCCCCGCCATCGCCAAGTCGCTGGCCGTCGGGATCGGCGAGGGCTTCGTCGAGGCTGGCCAGCGCATCAAGCGCGTCGTCGGCGACATCTTCAGGGAGATCGCCACCGGGGGCAGGGCCGACACCCGGACGTTCGGCGACACCCCCGGGCCCCAGCGCGTGGGCCCCGGCGGCGCCCGCGTCTCCGCCGGCGACTACGTGGTGGCCGCCCGCAGCCGCGAAGGCCTCGCCGCGCAGATGGGGGGTCAGCCCAGCCCCCAAGCCGTCGTCGTGACCCTCGACGTCCGCGACGGGCCCGTGTCCCTCGGGCTGTCCCGCGCCGTCGCCCGAGACCTCAGCCGCCGCGGTGCGGGCCGGGATAGCAGCGGCAGGCGCTCGCCCTACGGCGGCGGGGGGTGGTGATGGGCGAGATCGTGCTGGATGCCGCGCTGGCGGGCCTCCTCATCCCTGATGAGCTTCTGACCTCGGCGACCCTTGTGGCCGCCGCCGGCGGCGCAAGCGACACCACGGCCGCTGCAGCTGACCCCATCCCCGGGCGGCCGGCCTTTGTGTCGACCAACACCGGCACGTCCCCCACCCTCGGCACGCGCTCCCCGGACCTGCGCCCGATGGCCAGCGGCAGCCAAGTGACGACGCAGGGCGTGGTCGTGGTCCGGGCCGGGATGCCCGGTGAAGGCCTCGACGTCGCCGCCATGCGCCACAACGACGACGGCGAGCCCGTCTGGTACGGGTGGTCGCAGCCGCACGTGATCGAGCATTGGAGCGCGGAGGTCCTCAACAAGGGGTACAACGGCGCCCACAACGCCGCCGCCGTCGAAACTCTCGACGGCCGGGTGCTCTTCGTCTACGCCAACGCCGGGCTCATCGAGGCCCGCCGCTACAACCCCGAGACGCACGCCTGGGACGGCTCCGCGGTCAGCGTCGCCGACTCCTCTCTCCTCGCCGACGACGACGTGGCCGCGCCCGACGTCGACCCCGTGGTCGGGGTCTGCCGCCTGCGCAGCGGCCGCCTCCTCGCCGTGACGACGGGGTCCACCGCGGCCGGCGGGCTGTCCCTCATCACCTACTGGAGCGACGACCACGGGCTCACGTGGCGGTCGGGCTCCTACCTCGCCGGCGACGAGACCTTCGCCACACCCTACACCCCCGACGCCCTCGCCGTCGGCTACGACCACGTCCGCGACGCGGTCCTCGTCGTCGTGACCGTCGACTATGGGGAGTCGAACGACCGGACCCCGGGCTGGGCGCAGTACGCGAGCACCGACGCCGGGGCCAGCTTCAAGCTCGTCCGCTGGGACGGCGACGACCCGCCCGCCAGTGGCCCCGACCCCCAGCCTCCCGCCATCGCCACCGACCCGCGGACCGGCACCCTCTGTGTGGTCAGCGTCCAGACCTCCGCCGGCGACACGATGGTCGTCCAGCGGCTGGCCTCGCCCTTCCAAGCTCTCCGCGACGTCGACGCCGAGACCATCCAAGCCCTCGGCACGGCGTCCTCGGCGAAGGTCGTCACCGCCTGGGCAGATCAGCAGGGCCAGCTCTGGGCCGCTGCCTACTCGAGCACACTCGGCGGGCTGTCCCTGTCCCGCAGCCTCGACGGCGGCGCGTCTTGGGCCAGCCTGACGACCAGCCCCTACGCCGACCCCATCGGCTACGCGAACCGGCTGCTGGCCTGCCCTTGCCGCAGCCAAACGGTGTGGGCCCTCGTCGACACCGCGAAGACGACGCGCGCCCCGCAAATCCTCCACATCGTCGAGAGCGGCGGCTGGCAGACCCTCTGTCAGCCCCGCGTCGCCGGCGGCTACCCCGCGGAGCTGCGCGCGTGGGCCGTCACCTGGGGCCCGTGGGACCACCCCCAGGACCTCGGCTGGACGCTCATCGGGACGACCGGCACGCTGGCCTCGACGGGCGCCCCGGCCCTGACCCTGCCCACCGCCACGTCGTCGCAGCACGTCCGGCAGCCGACCCTCACGCTGGCCAACGGGGTGACCGTCCACGCCGAGGTCAGCGACATCGTCGGCAGCCTCGACACCCAAGAGGTCCACCTGCGCGTGGTGCTCGACACCGTGGCTGTCGAGGCCCGCATGTCCCGCACGCACATCCGCCTCTGGGACAGCGTCGCCGGGGCGGCCGTCGGCTCCGACCACGCCTTCAGCACCGCCGACAGCCACCGCTGGCACGTCCGCCTCTCCGTCCAGGGGCCCACCGCGCGCGCCGCCCTCTACGTGCGCCGCAGCGACCTCACGACCTGGCACCTCGCCGCGACCGGCACCCTGTCGACGACGACCACCGCCACCGACACGATCGCCTGGGGCCACGGCTCGGGCGTGGGCGCGACCCAATGCCGCAGCACCTGGCACCGGGTCAGCTACGCGACCCCCGCCGGCTACGGCGACCACGACGGCGTCACCGACTCCCCCGCCAGCGGCCATCTTCTGGACCGCAGCTGGGCCCCGCTCCCGGGCGCGCTGCTGCCCGACCCGAGCGCCCGGCTGCCCCTCTTCGAGGGCCTCACCCTCTGCGCATCCGGCGGCCCCGGCCTCCGCGGCGAGTCGTGGCTCATCGCCCCCGACGACCGCTACGCCCTCGACCACGTCCTGACCCGCAGCCCCGCCGAGGGCTGGCGCAGCGCCGACGCCACCGCCCAGCGCCTCGTCTGGGCCCCGGCCGGCACCCACGCCCACCACCCCGGCGGGCGCGCCGTCGGCCTCGCCCTCTTCGGCGCGAACATGGGCCAGGCGGAGTTGCAGGGCTGGGACGGCTCCGCGTGGCAGACCGTCGCCGCCCTCGACCTCCGCCTGACCGGCCTGGCCTTCACCCTCAGCGGCGACACCGTCCGCGTCGCCAGCGGAGGGACAGCCCGCGGGCAGCTGCGGGCCCGCGACCTCGTCGGCTCGACGATCATCCTCGGGGTCGGCTGCGTCCGGCGGGTGGCCGGGGCGCAGGGCGGGACGTGGAGCCACGGCTCGGCGACCGCGACGATCAGGATCGAGGACCCGGACGGCACCGAGCCCACGTCCGGCACGGCGACGCTTTACCTGCAGCAGGGTGCCGCGGTCCGGCTCGGGCACACCACCGGCTATGCGCGCTGGGGGCTGTACCTTCCCGCGCAGACCACGCTGACCGACGACTTCCGCATCGGCCGCATGGTCATCGGCACCTTCGCGGCCTTCGGCGCCCGCTACGGCCGGGGCAGGGTTGAAACCCAGGAGGTCCAGGCCGACACCTACGAAGCGCCGGGCCTCACCCGCGCGCGCCGGCTGGCCCCGACCCGCCGACGCTGGCGCGTCACCTGGTCCGAGGGCCTGCCCACGCGCCGCCACCTGACCGCGCCCAGCTACCAGGCCGGCGGCGGGGTGCCGCTGACCTCCGCGGGCGACGTGTCCGTCCTTGAGGCGCTGACCGACTCCCACGGCGCCGGGCTGAATCAGGTCGTCTACCTGCCGCGCGTCGCGCACACGGTCGGGGCCTCGAGCCCTGAGACCGTCCAGTGCGCCGGCCGCGACCTCTGCGCCTTGACCACCTTTCGCGGCGCCCCGGTCACCGAGAACGTCGAGGGTGACGAGGTTTGGCGCGAGATCGTGCGCATCTCCGACGTCGAGCTCGAGGAGGAGGCATGACCCCCCTCATCGACACCCACACCCTCGTCGCCTTCCTCGACACGACGGCCGGGCTCCTCGTCCTCACCGACGGCCCCGCCCTCGCCGTCGACCACCTCACCCGCGGCGCCCTCGCCGCCGCCCCCGGCCTCGCCGTCGAGGGCGACCTCGACCTCCTGCTAACCACGGGCGAGACCGGGCCCCGCACCTGCCGGCTGACCCTCGCGACACCCCTTGCCCCTGACGCCACCCCGATCTGGGACCTGACCGGCCGCGGCGAGCTCCACCGCGTGGCCGTCGACGCCGAGGGGCTGCCCGTTGAAGACCTGAGCGAGCGCACCCTGCTGACCGCCGGCCGCCTCGACGAGGCCGCCGTCGACGAGCACACGCTCAGCGTCAGCATCATCGACGACGCCGAAGAGGACCGCGGCCTCCTCCTCGACGCGGGCGCCGTCGTCTCCCCCGAGACCTGGCCCCGCACCGACGCCCAGCGCGCCACCGACGGCGCCCCCGCCTACGTGGGCGCACCTGAGGCCAGCCAGCCCGCCGTCGAGCTCGCCCCCTACCCGGTCCTGATCGGGCGCCCGGGGCAGGGCATCCCCTACCGCACCCTGGGCGCGTCGTGGGAGGGGGCGGCCCCTTGCTCCCCCGCCCTCCTCGTCGAGACCACCCCCAGCGCCACCGCCGTCGACGACCACGTGCTGGTCGTCTCCGCAGGCCGCATCGACGCCGCGACCGTCCGGCGCCTGTCGACCGACCAAAACGGCGCCAGCACCGCCGAAGACTGCCCCGTCGACGTCGCCCACGACCGGCAGGGCCGGCTGGTCAGTGTCATTTCCCCGCAGACCGCCCTCGACATCCCCACCGAAGACGCCGAGAGCTGGATCTGCCTGACCAGCGGCGACGGCATCGCCGACCCCTACGGCACCGGCCCGCTGCGCCGCGCCGACCACGTCCTCCGCTGGGCGCTGGACCGCTCCACGCTGCGCTACGACCGCCGCCAGCTGCCCCGCCTTGGGGCCCTGCGCGGCTACCTGATCGACGTGGCCATCTACTCCCAGGCCCGCCCCTGGGACTGGATCCGCAGCCAGCTCCTGCCCCACCTCCCCCTGGCCGTCGCCACCGGCCCCGCAGGCCTCTACCTCTGGCCCCGCCTCGCCATCCCGACCCACGCCGAAGCCGTGGTCGAGCTCCGCGTGGGCGTCGCCTGCGTGCGGCTGTCCCCTGTGCTGGCCGCCCCGCTGGACCCCGTCGAGCGCGTGACCGTCGCCTACGCCTGGGACGCCCGCGCCGGCCGCGCCGCCCGCCGCGCCACCGTCGCCGGCCGCCGCCTGCCCTACGACGGCGCCGACGTGCTCCTCGACTACTGGGCCAGCCGCGCAGCGCAGACCCGGGCGCCGGGGGCTCTGGCGGCCGTCGAGCTCGAGGTCCCCGTGACCTCCGACCCCACCACCGCCATCCGCATCGCCCAAGACCACCTCGCCGCCCGCTGCCGCCCCAGCTACTCCACCGACCTCGCCGTCGAGCAGGCCGTCGACCTGCTGCCCGGCGACGTGGTCCGGGTCGTGGATGACGCACTCCGCCTCGACGTCGCTGCACAGGTCGAGCGCGTGGGGTATGCTGGGGGCGCCGCCCTGCTGACCGTGCGCTGGGCTGCGCAGGTCGGCCGCCACACTTAGGCCCTCTTCCTCGACCTGAACCCCCGCCCGCCGTCGGAGACCCCAATGCCCGCAGTCGCAACCAGCAAGAGCGGCGTGCTCATCCTCACGGACGGCACGCGCACCCATGAGGTCTACCCCACCGAGGGCGACGCCAACATCGTCCCCGGCGACACCACCTTTGCCGAGTTCCCGCACCGCGGCGTCCCGATGGCCGACGGCGAGGGCGTGATGGGGCAGGAGGACGGCTTCTGCGAGGTGTCCTTCACATTCGCCGCCCACGACTTCACCGACGCGGTCAAGACCGACGCGATCCTGCGCTGGATGCGCAAGACCGACGACAGCTCCGCCGCCGCCGTCGTGACCGCCTCGTGGGTCTCGACCACGACCCGCACGGACAAGAAGGCGACGGTCGACGTTCTCTGGTATCCCCAGGGCAGCGGCACCGGCAAGCGCTACGCCAAGATCGACGACTGCATCCTCGTGTCCCGCTCCATCCAGGAGGGCACCCCGAGCATGATCAGCGTCACCCTGCGCAGCACGACCGCGAGCCTCGAGACCTGGGCCACCGCCTGATCCGCTGACCCCTGACCCCGGAGCCGACCACCATGACCACCCCCGACACCTCGGGCAGCACTGCGCCCCCGCCCGCCATCCAGCTCTACCGGCCCGGCGTGGTCGGGCTGACCCTCCTCGCCGACGCCGCCGAGCGCCAGCCCCTCGCCTACGCCGCGCTCGTCCTGCGCTGCCACCGCGAGGGGGGTCTGCCCCGCCCGCTGGCCCCGTCGACGCTCAGCGACCTCCTCGCCGACTCCGAGGCGTGGCTGACCGCCGAGGCCGAGGCCGGCCGCGACGCCACCCACGCCGACCTGCGGGCGGCGCAGGAGGCTCTGACCGCGACCACCGTGCGGGCCTCGGATATCCCTCAGCCGCCCTCGCAGAGCTGATCTGCGAGGGCTGGACAGCCTTGGGCCGCCCGTCGGCCGTGTTTGACCTTCCACCTGAAGAGCAGGCCCTACTCCTCGCCGCCCGCGCCCACCTGCAGGCCGACGCCGTCCTCCGCGACAAGGGGGCCAGCCCGGCCGCCAGATGGAAGGCGCGGCAGACCCTGGGCCTCTGACCTGACCCCCTGCGCACCCCCACCCCATGCCGCGGCGCAGCGCGGCGAGTCCGGCCCCCGAGCCAAAGCGAGCCCGCCATGCGCGTCGTCCCTGTTCCTGCCAACCGCACCGCCAGCATCCGCGAGCTCCGCGGCGGCATCGTCCTCCTCCTCGCCGCCGGCGTGGAGATCGCGCTGCCCAAGGTCAACGGCGACAACTACGTCGCCATCGTCAAGGCGGCGGGCGCAGGGTGCAAGGTGTCGAGCGCCGCGGCCGGACTCGAGATCGGCGAGGGGGCCACCTCGGGCGACCCCCTGCGGCTGACCCTCACGACCTCCGACGTCACCCTGCTGGCCGGCGAGAGCCGCGAGTACGTCTGGGACGGCACCGGCTGGATCATGCTGCGCCGGTCGATCCCGCCCTCTGCGGTGCGCCTCGGGTCGCAAGAGTCCATCCTCATCGGCACGGGCGACGGCTCGGCCGTGAACTTCGACCTCCCCACCGCCGACGTCGCCCACCTCGCTGTGTTCGTCGCCGGGGCCATCCTGCCCCCTGCCAGCTACAGCATCTCGGCGGGCGCTGGTACCGGTGGCGTTGACCGCCTTGTGCTCGGGACCGCGCCGACGTCGGGGCAGGCCATCGTCGGCATCTACCTGCGCAAGACCGCGGTCTGATCCTGGCCCCCTCCCGGCGCCACCGGCCGGGCCCCATTGAAACATCCCCCGCCCAGCCCGCCGGCTGACCCCACCCCAGGGCCAGCCGGCGCCTCCCGCCCCTCGGAGTCCGCATGGCCGCCACAGACCTCTCCAGCCTCACCCGCGGCGACAAAGGCCTCCGCACCAAGCGGGTCACCCTGCCGTCGAGCGCCGGCAACGTCCGCGAGGTCATCCTGCCCACGTGGGCGCGCAAGTTCGCCGTGTTCTTCCGGACCAGCGCCGGCGCCGACGCGGAGGGGGCGTGGGCCACCTCGGGCACCGACGACGCGGCGCAGTCGGCGGACGCGATGCCGTGCCCTGCGGGGTCGTCCTGGGGCGACCTTGTGCTCTCGCCGGGCGGCGGGAGCATCTTCCTCAGCGGGACGGCCAGCGGCTACGCGCACCTCGTCCTGAGCCGGGGCTGACCCCATGCCCACGCTCAGCCGTCTCGCCATCCCTGACACCACACCCGATCCGCTCGCCTGGGCGGCCCCCGCCGCTGCCGTGGTCGCCGCTGGCGTGACCTCGGCGACCACCACCTGGGCGACCCCCACGGGCGGCGCGGGCGGCTACAGCTACGGCCCCGCGTCGGTGGTCTACGACTCGCAGGGCGCGTCGTCGACGGCCAGCCTGTCGACGTCCGGGTCGGGTGCGGGCGCAACCACTGTCTCGGGCCTCGTGAACGGGCAGACGGTCGTGCTGCAGCGCACTGTCACCGATGGCGACGGGGCGACCCTCGCCGTGCAGGGCGTGGCCACCGTCGCGGCGACCGCGACGGCCATCACCGCCGGCACGGCCCCCGCCGCGCAGTCCCTCGCCGCCGGGACAACCAGCGTCACTATCGGGACGTGGGGCGCCCCCTCGGGCGGGACCGCCCCCTACACCTACACCGTCACCGAGCTGGGCGGGTCCGGCGTGACCATCGGCGGCTCGGGTCTCGGCCCGTGGACCGCGGTCGGCCTGACCGACGGCGTGACCTATGCCTTTCTGTTGACGATCACCGACAGCGCCGGAACGCCGCTGAAGGGCATCAGCGTCGTGACCGTCAGCGTATCGCCAAGCGCTGCGATGGGGGCGTGGGAGGTTGTCGACAGCCTCGACTTCACGGACGCCAACTGGACCGCGGCGTCGACAACGTCGACCACCGCGTCGACCACGGCGTGGTATCTGACGCTGTACGCTGCTGACGGGACCACGCCCCGCGCCTACGTCCGCAACAACAACACCGACAGCCGCACCCTCAGCCTCAGCCCGTCAGGGTCGGGGTTGACTCTCGTCAACGGGGCCACAACGACGCAGCCATCCGTGGCGGTCTGGCCTGCCGGGTGGGACGCGCTGCGCGGCGGGTCGCGGCGCGATGCTTGGCTGATTGAGGCTGTGGTGGAAGGCGAAGAACCCAGCGGCACAAGCGGGTTTGTGCACATCTTCAACGTCACGACGGTGTCCGTGGGGCCGACAACGCCGGGGACTGGGATGCGTTGCTACAACAGTGGCACAGGCACGGTGCTCTCGGCGTCCTGTTACATTTCGTCGTGGACTGCTCAGTCGGTTCGTACCGTTGCCACCGGGGCGACCCGGCTCTACCGGGCGTCGATGCAGGTGACCATCGCAGACAGCCGCCGGCATGACATCTTCATCAGCGAGGGTGCGACCGACTACCGCGACCCAGAGACCGGTATCCGCGTCCGCGCGCAGTCCGCATCGACGGCGATGACCTCGCCCGGCGCAGACGTCACCGCGTCGTCGACGTGGTTCGACAGCACCATCGGCGGCCGGACGGCCTTCGTCCTCTACCACGACGGCAGTGCCACCTCCGGGTCTGCCATCCGCCTCCGCAAGCTGCGGCTCCTCCGGAAGCCGTTGGGGAGTCTCTGATGCAGGCGATCTACGAGTGGCAGATCGAGAACCCGCCCCCCGAGGGCCTTGTCTCCACGGTCATCCGCATGGAGAACGCCGAGGCTCGCGCGCTCATGGACGGCCCCGAGCCGACCGACCCCATCGCGCAAGCAGTGTGGCAGGCCCTGCGGACCGCCGAGAACACCGGCGCGCTGGTCCTGCCGTCGTGACCCCCGCCGTCGACCTCGCGCTCCACGACTGCGGGCCGTGCTTGACCGCGGGGCCAGCCGTGCGGGACCACCTGCCGCCGTGGCTGTCCCCTGACGCTCGCAGCTTCATCCTCGCGCGCCTCGACCACGGCGAGCGCCTCTATGGAGCCGTGCTGCGGATCGGCTGGGCCCCGGCCCGGCTGGAGTTCGCACAAGAGCTGGCCGACGCCACGATCTATGCCACCGTGATGGGCGCCCCCGAGGGGCTCCTGCGCGATGTCATCGCCGCCTACGAGACGTCCCTGCGGCTGGCCCGCGTGGCCAGCCTCGCGCCCGCGCCCCGCCGCCGGTCACGCATCGCCGCCGCCCTTCGCGTCCTCGCCGCTTGGTGGGATGCACCATGACCAACACCCAAGGAGAGCCGACCATGTCCGAAGCCGACACCACCAACCCTGACGCCGAGCTCTTCGACCGCCTCGCCGCCGCCGCCCGCGACGGCTCGCTCGTCGCCTACGCCATCGCCGTCCAGACCGTCGACCCGGGCCGCGAGACGGTCACGATGGTCACCGACTTCGTCGTGACCGGCGGCGACGACGGCAACTTCGACGCGTTCGCGCATGGGTTCGACGGCTTGAAGGGCAAGGTCGGCGCCTACGTCGACGCCTACAAGGCGGCGAACGGCGACGCCGACCCCGACCGCTGGGAGGGCTGACCCCATGCCCGCCCTCGCCTACATCGCGCTGATCCCCGGCCACGGCCAGCGCCCCAGCGGCTACGACCCCGGCGCCGTCTCAGGGCCGGTCCGAGAGGCCGTCGTCGTCCGCGACCTCGCCGCGCGGGCGATGATGGTGCTGGGCCGCTACCCGCTTCTGGCCGGGGGCGTGCACGACGCGCACCCGCAGTACCGCGACCGGGTGGGGCAGGGGGTCGCTGCGGCCAAGGCGATGGGGCTGAGCAAGGTCGTCGTCTGCCACCTGCACTGCAATGCGGGCGGAGGCCAGTACACGGCGACCATCACCGACGCGCGGAGCTCGAGCTGCGGCGCCATCGCCGACCGCGTCGAGGAGTCCATGGCGTACGCGGCCCCCGGCGTCCTCACCACGCGCCCGCGCCGCTCGACGTGGCAGGACGGCTTCCCGCGCGCCGAGGGCCTGATCGAGACCGCGTGGACCGCCGGTAAGGGCCTGCCCGGCGGCATCGTCCACGCCCTCGTCGTCGAGACTGCCTTCGTCGACACGCCCTCGCACGCCGCGCTCCTGATGGATGGGGCAGCCCGGGCGCGGCTGTCCGTCGGGCTCGTGACCGGGCTCGCACGCGGGCTCGGGGTGGCGTAGGATGCGGCTGATGAAGACCATCCCCACCCACCTCCGCGGCCCCGCCCTCTACGCCGTCGTCGGCCTCGCCCTCCTCGCGCTGGCCGCGTGGGCGACCGACGCGCTGGCGCAGGCGGAGGGCCTGCCCCCCGTGGCAGACCCCGGCCTCGGCGCGCTGGCGCCCTTGCTCGACGGCGCGGGGCCCGCTGGCGTCGTGGTCGCCGTGCTCGTGGGCGTCTGGCGCGAGTGGCGGGCGGAGGCGCAGCGGCACGCGGCCGAGCGCGAGCGGCTGCGGGAGGACGTGGCCGCGCTCCGGCGCGAGCTCGAGCACCTGCGCCTCGAGACCACCCACCGCCTCGAGCGCGCCGCCGACGCCGTCGCGGCTGTCCGTGCCTCGATGGAGAGCCGATGACCGCCCTCGACCCCGACCGCTGCGAGCTCCCCGCCAACGGCCACGGCCGGCACCCCCAGCCCACTGTCGCCGCCCCGCGTCCGGGCGACGCGCTCTGGGCGCTGCGGCTGGCCCTGCTGCTGAGCGCCGAGGCGGCCCTGCGCGGGCCCGAGACCACCCCCACGCCCCCGGCGGAGGTGCGGCCGCTGCGGCTCGTCTCGCCCGGCGGCCCCACGGAGACCTGATGCAAGTCGACGCCTACCAGTACATCGCCCCCACGCCGGTGACCGCGCCGCGCCACGCGGCCATCCGTTCGGCTGCGGGTGCGTGCCTTAGCGCGCTCACCGCCGCCCTCATCGACCACGCAGGGCTGGGCGGCGCCCTCCCGTCGGGCTCCAAACCCAAGGCAGGCCCCGCCGACTTCGCTGCGGTGTCCGAGGCGTGCCGCGCCTTCTCTGCCGTCTGCGCCGCCGTCGCCCCGCGGTCCGCTGACCTTGCCGCCGCCGAGCGGTGCATCCGGCTGGCCCGGATGCTCACGAACGAGGCGCTGGCGGAGACCGACTTTGCGCCCGCCATGCGGCTGCGCGGTCTCGCCTTCGACGAACTCACCAAGGCCCGGATGCAGGCGTGCGCCGCGGTCGCGCTGGCTGATGCGGGCGAACTGCCCGCGTGGGAGGGCTGAACATGGGCAAGATCGAGACGAACAGCGGGAACGACGGCTTCGGCACCACCCACCGCGAGGTCTGGGTCGGGCAGGAAGAGTGCCCCGACGGCCGGATGCTCCACATCGCGACCGGCACCGGGGACAGCCCCACCAACGCCGTCTTCGCCGTGCTGCAGGCCAGCGCCGACGACGCGCAGGTCAGCACCGCCGACTGGTACGACGACTGCGCCGTCAAGCTGCCCGCGTGGACCGGGCGCCTGATGGCCGCCGCGACCGCCCGCGGCATGACCGCCGCCGCGGTCAAGACGGCCGCCCGGCGCGCGTTCAAGTCGTAGGCGGCACCGGCCCGCTCCAGCGCGCGACGACGACAGCGCAGCGCCAGACCAGCCGGGCCCACGCCACCGCCAGCGGCAGCCGCCCGGCCCCGGCGAGCTCCGCGGCGAGCAGCCCGCCGACGGCTGCGTGGACCGCCCACAGGTCCGCGTGGGCCCGGTCCGTGCGCACGGCCGCGGTGATGTCCGCCCGCACCCCGAGGCACGCCTCCACGACGTCAGGGCGCGGCGCAAGGACCGGTGCGGGCTGGCCCTCGGGGGCGGTGCTGGGCTTCGGGAGGGCCTGCCTGCGGGTGTCGGTCACGCTCCCCCCGGGCACGCCGCGACCGCCGGGAGGGGTGGGGCGAGCCTGCCCGGAGTCTACCGCGCGGGCGGGGTGGCCGGGATTTCACGCGGTGACAGGGGCAGCCAGCCTCCACCGCCAGCGCCACACAGCCGCGGGCCGAGTCGGCCGCCCGGCGTAGCGGCTGGCCCAGACCTCGTCCCATATCGCGCGGGCGCCCTCGCTCGCCTTCGCGTCGTCGATGGGGTCCGGGTACACGGTGGCGTGCGCCGCCGCCTGCCACACGACTCCGTGCGGCAGGCCCGGCAAGTCGATGACCGCGGCAGGGATGCCGTCGTTGTCGAGGGCGATGTGCAGGGCCTCAAGCTCGGGCAGCCACGCGAAGATGAGCGCAGCGGCTTCGGCGAGCGTTGGCCAGCGGTCGTCGGCTGGGGTGGTCATCGGTCCTCCTTCGCCGCACCCGCGGCGCTCACGTTGTTCTCACCCACCGACGTGCTCGGTGGCCTCATCGCATGGGTGCCGCGGCACCGACGCAACCCACTCGGCGCCGTCGTAGCAGCCCGGGAAGTACACGCGGCCGGCGGTCCACAACGTGAACGGCTGCCCTGCGGTCCCGCCATAGCCAGCGTCGAACACCACATCGAGCGCAGCATCGTCCAGCGTGCACCCCTCCACGTCCGCCCACGACTCGCCGTGGTCCTGCATGACCGCGCTGATTTCCTTGCGCCACGTCGTCTTGTCGCTGTCGCTCATGCTCTCTCCCCGCCGGCCCTGCCGGCGCTCCTGTGTGTCCTCGCCGCCCGCCCGCGCCCAACATCGGGCACCGGGGCGGGCTCGGGCTCGCGGTAGGCCGCGCCCATGCAGCCGACCGTGCACCACGGGGCGGGCCCGGGGCTGCGGTAGCGGCGGCCGCAGACGGGGCAGGTGGCCGTGATGGGCGCCTTCACGACCACCTCCGCGCCGCTGCGGCCCAGCCGTCGGCGGCCACCTCGGCGCGGCGGGCCCACCCCAGCGCCGCGTCGCGCCACCGCACCCCGGCCGCGCCCCAGCACATCTGGACCGCGGAGGGCGGGTGCTCACCCCTCGGCCGACGGAAGATGTAGGCCCGCAGCGCCAGCGGGCCCGCGGCCACGGCCCCGCGCCACCCCGAGGCGGCGGCCAGCGCGCCCTCCCACGCCCCGAGCGCGAGCACGTGCGCCCGCAGCCGCACGGCCGCCGACGTGCGCCGCCCGCCGGGGCGGACCCGCAGGCGGCGGTGGTGCCAGGGGCGGCTCATCGGTTCCACCAAGGGCCGCCACGGTGGCGGCTCATCACCACGCCGACGTGCACCTCGGCGCCATACCCACCGCCGGCGCGCGCCAAAGCCCGCCGCCACGCCCGGTCCGTGCGCTGCGGCGGCTCGGCTGCGGGGTGCTCGGGCGGCACGCGGAGCCACGCCACCATGCCGGCCTCGGGGGTTGGTGCAGGGTCGTCGGAGAGGCGCAGGCGGCCGTCGGCGGTCATGCGCCCTCCACGGGGCGGACGTGGGCGCCGTGCTCGACGGCGACGCCCGCCCAGGCGAGATCGAGGTAGCCGGCGCTCGCGATCTGCGAGACCTGACTGTGCAGCCACTCCACCACCGCCGCCCGCTCAGCCGCCGCCCCCTCCGCCCGCGCGGTGGCCAGCGCGGCCTCGGCGACGTGCGCCCCGTTGTACAGCTCGTGCGCGAGAACGGCGCCGGCCGCGTCGGTGCGGATGAGGGTGCCCATGCACATCGCGCAGGTGCCGTCGGCATCGGGCCCGGCGAAGTGCTCCGGGCCGCAGTGCGGGCAGGCGAGAACCAGCGCGGCCTCGGCGGCCTCGGCGCGGGCGCGCAGGATGTCCAGAGCAGCGTGCGCGTCGTCTCGGTCTCGGCGTTCGCTGCCGCCGTCGAAGATGCCACTGCGCAGGCCCTCCCGGATGTCGTCGGCGAGGTCTGCGATGGTCGGTGGTGTGGTCATGGCTGCTCCTGTCGGTTGACGTTGTGCCGCGCCACCGCGTGCGACGCGGCCTCGGCGGCGGTGAGGGCGCCGCACAGGGCGGCGATGGTGAGGACGCCGGCGAGGGCCAGCCACAGGACGTGGTGCAGGGCGCGCAGGCGGGCCTCGGCGGCTTTGCGTGCGGCGTTCTCGGCGGCCCAGAGGGCGGGCCAGTCGGGGTTCATGCCGCCCATCCTGCGCAGGCGGCGAGGAAGCCGGCCGCGACGATGTCGTATGTCCGGAAGGCCTTGTGTAGTTGGCACCGATCGGCCAGAAACGCCATCACGGACGCCTCCCGCGCAGCGCGCAGGGTCAGGGTCCACGCGTAGCCGCGGGCGACGGCGGCGCCTTGGCCTCCGCGGCGCACGGTGCGGCGAACGGTCAGCTTGCGGGCGGTCATGGTCGTCTCCACGCCCCATCCCCAGGGGCATCCCGCATCGGCAGCGGGCGGGCCGGCGCGCGGTGTGCGCGGCGGTGCCGGGGCCTTGCGGCGGCCCCGTGGCCGGGGAGGCTCAGGCCCAGCAGGCGCTCTTGAACGTGGGGAAGGTCATCCCGAGGCCGGCCTTGGCGCGCGCGTTGGCGATGCGCTTCCACGCGGCGAAGGTGCCGAAGTGCTCGGCGATCCACATCGCGCAGGTCTGGTCAACGGTCAGCACGTCGTGCCCGTAGCGGCTGACGGCGTAGGCGTTGATGGCGGCGAGGGTCGGGGTCTTGGCGTGCATGGTCGGCTCCGGTTGTGGGCTCGGGGCTCCAGCGCCCCGGCCCCCAAAGCCTATCGCACGTCGTGTCTGCTGGCAACGTCCACGCGCAACTTTCTCAAACTTCGCCGAGAACCGCCTCAAGACGGCTCACCTCAGCGCGCAGCATCGCAATGACCACCGCCTCAATCGGCCCCGGCTGCAGCGCCCGCACCCGCTGCAGCAGCTCGGCCGGGACCGCAATCGGGGCTGTCCCTGTGCCGTCCAGCAGCGCGGAGACGATCGGGCCCGGCAGCTCGGGCAGGTCCCGCGCGTCGGCCGGGGGCAGCCGCAGGGGCAACCGCGGGCGGCCCGGGTTTGCGAGCCCGCAGCCGACCTGCCGCGAGTGCGGCGTGCGCGGGGTCGGGGGCAGCCCCAGCAGGCGGACGGCCTCGGCGGCGGGGTCGGGGTGGGCGGCCAGTGTGGCGGCCGCGGACTCGGAGAGGGTGAGATGGACGAGGACGCGGTGGGTGGTCGACATGGGGTCAGACCTCCCGCCGCAGCTGCAGGACGGCGCCGAGCGCGGCGGTCACGAGGGCGTCGCTGGGCTCGCGGCCGGTGATGCTCTGCAGGTCCAGCCAAATGATGTCGAGCACGTCGAGGACTTCGCGGGTGGCGGTGGCGGTGGCGTGGCCGTGGGTGGCCTGCAGCGCTTCGATGCGGTTGGTGATGTAGGCGGGGCGGACGGGGATGATGGGCGTGTTGTCGGTGGCGATTGGCATGGTCAGCTCCTGGGGGTGACAGCCGAGACGCGGATCGCCGGCCCCGGGGTGGTGTGGGTGGTGGTGCGGATGAGGAGCACGGAGCCCTCGCCGGGGCGGAGGGCGGGCCAAGCGCCGGACCAGTCCTGCGCGCGGTCCACAACGACGGGGACGTCCGCGTAGGTCAGGAGCGCGCCCGAGCGCAGGCTGGCCCCAGCCGTGCGGGCGACGGCGAGGCGGCGCAGGGCCAGCCGGAGCTCGAGGTCGGCGACGACCTGGCGGCCGGAGCTGGCGCACCACCACGGGCGGCCGTCGATCAAGACCTCGACCTCGGCGCCGCCCTCTTCGGCAGATCCCCAGCGGATCGAGACGCCGGACGACGGGGGCAGCGCATGGGCAAGGGCAGCCGAGGACCGGGCCGCAGCTTCGGTCGGGGCCCGGCGCACGGCGTCGAGCACGCGCTCGGCACGGGCGGCCGCGGCCTGGGTGGCGATGGAGCGGGTCTGGGCGGCCGCCAGACGCTGCTCAGCCGCCGCGACCTGCGCCTCCCATGCGGCGAGGGCTGACCCACCTTGGGCCGACTGAGCGGCCGTGTAGGCGGCCAGGGTGGCCTGGGCGCGGGCCCGGGTGGCGGCGCCGTGGTCGTCGCCCCAGTGGGCGGGCGGGGTCAGCCCCAGGGGTGGGACGGGCTCGGGGGCGGGCGGGACGACGGGGCGCGGGCCGAGGGCTGCCTGCGTCTTGAGAGCGGCGGCGCGGGCGTTGATGAGCTGCTGATGCTGGGCCTGCGCAGCCTTGGCGGCCTCGAGGTCCGCGTCGGCTTGGGCAAGGGCCGCCCGCGCCGTGTCGAGCAGGGTCTGCCGCTCCGTGACGACAGCCTCGGCGCGGGCGGTGCGCTGCGAGCGCTCGAGCTCTTCCTCCCGGGTGGCGCGCTCGAGGGCAGCCCGCGCGCCCTCCACGGCATCGCGGGCGCGGGCTTGGTGGGCCTCGGCGTGCTCGGCCGACACCCGCTGGCCGCACGTCGGGCAGTCCCCATCGGTGGGCCCGGCGGTGGCGCGGTCGGCGGCCTCGACGGCGAGCGTGAGGCTGGCGCGGCGCTGGGAGACCATCGGGTCGGACCAGCGGGCGGCCTCCCAGAAGCGGGCCTGCGCCTCCTTCAAGCTGGTCTCGGCGGCCTCGAGCACACCCTGCCTGCGCACCCGCTCACCAGCCTGCGCAGAGGCGGACGGCATCTCGCCCGGGTGGTCGGGGATGCTGACCTCGGCGGCGCGGCTGTCCCAAGCTGCGGCCCGGGCCTGCGCTTCGTCGTGGGCGCGCTGCAGGCCTTCATGGCGGAGGGCCAGCCGCTCGTGGGAGTCGTAGGCCGCCTGGTAGGCGTCGGCCTGGGCCAGCCACGCAGCCGCGGCGTCAGCCTTGACCTTGAGCGCGTCGAGGTCAGCGGCTGGCCCTTCGGTGGGGCGTGCGGCGCGGGTGGCGTCCAGCGCGTTCGAGGCCTCGGCGGACGCGCCCGCGGCCTCGGCGGCGGCCTTGTTTGCGGCGGTCAACCGGCTGCGGGCGCCGGGGGTCTTGGCCTTGCCCTTGCCCACATCCTCCTCGACGTGGGCCTCGTCATCGGCCAACCCGCCGACCCACTCGGCGACGATGGCGCGCACGTCGACGGGGGGTAGGACGGAGAGCAGCAGGTCCCGCAGCGGCCGGCCGCGGGCCTGCCGAGTCAGGGCCAGCGCCTCGCCGGGGCAGAGGATGGCGCGGGTGAGGTCAGCGTCGAGGCCGAGGGCGGCCTGCCACGCTGCCTGCGACTGCAGGGTGGTCATGATGCGGCTCTTGGGGTCGCCGGGCACTTGCGGGGGCGAGGCGGTCTTCCACGTCGAGCTGCGGCTCATCGTCATCGTGCGGGCGAGGGCTGACCCGTCGGCGAGGACGGCAGAGATTTTGGCCTCGGGGCTGTCCCCTTGGTCGTTCAAGAGTTCGACGGGGAAGGCCGACCCGTCCGGGGCCTGCCCGGTCAGTAAGAGGCAGAGGGCGAGCAGCGTGGTGGACTTGCCCGCCTGCGAGGGGCCGGCGAGCTCGACGACGGGGGCTGCGGGCAGAGCCAGCGGGAGGGGCGCGGCGTGGGGGCCGATGCCGGTGATGTGGAGGGTGGTGAGGCGGGGCATGGTCGGCTCCGTGGCAGGTCTTGAAGCGGTGCGGATGTAGGTCAGTCGCCGCAAATCTGCGGCTCGGCGTTCGGGTAGTAGATGAACGCCTTGGGCTCCGTCGCCGCGTGGCGCATGAGCTTCGCGAGGTTCTCGTAGATGGTGGCCGCCCGCTCGAAGAACTCAGCGCGGGTCATGCCTTCGGGGAGCACCTCGTCCAGAGCGGCCCATCCGTTGAGCATCTCCTTCCGCGGCAGGTACAGGAGCACGAGGGTTTCCCCGTCGTCGTCCGTCATGACTTGGATGGGCAGGTTGTAGCGGAAGAAGTCGTCAGCGGCGGGCATGTGGTCGGCTCCGTGGCAGGTCTTGGACAAGTGCGCACCCCGGGCGCCTCGGGGTGCGAAGGACAGGCCAGGGCCGGCCGAGGGACAGCCCTACATCCAACCGCCGTTGCACTCTTCGTCGTCGGGCTTCTGGACCGGCTCGGCGCCGGCGAGGGTGGTCAGGACGGTGATGACGGCGAAGGCGAGGGCTTGCAGCGCGCAGAGCATGGGCAGGTCTCCGAGGGTGCGCCCGCCGTCCCCGGTCGGCGGGCTGATGGTGTGAGCGCCGGGGCGCAGTCAGTGTATCACGACGCTGCGCTGTGGCAACGTCGGCGGGCGGCTTAGGCGAAGGGGTCTTCGGCCGGCTCGGTGCCGTACACGTCGTCGGCGGACGTGGGGGCCGCCGAGACGTCGGGGGCCTCGACCACAGGCAGGGGGAGGGGCTGGGCGGCGGGCTGCAGCGCGGGCTCGGGGGTCAGCCCCAGGGCCTCGGCGGTCAGCGGCTGGCCCTCCTCGGGGGCCGGCTCGGCGACGGGCTGCGCATCCTGGACCTGGGGCTGGCCCTCTTCCGTGCGGCGGGAGCGGCGGCCGCCGCGGCGGGGCTGGGGCTGGCCCTGCTGCTCGACGGGGGCGGCGGTGGCGAAGGGGTCGGCGTCGGGGGTGGGCTCAGTCGCCGGGGCCTGCACAGGGTGCGGCTCGGCGCCGTCGGCCTTGACCTTGACGGGCTCGGGGGCGTCGTGGCTGATGTCGCGCAGGCCGTTGGGGCCCATCACCTCGAGCAGCCACCGGACGCCGGCGCGCAGGTCGTCAAAGGCGTCGGCCTTGGCGCGCAGCACGCGGTCTTCGCTCTCGCGGAGGATGTGCTCCAGGGTCGATTTGGGGTAGGCGCGCGCGGTGGCGCTCGTGAAGTCAGACATGGGCTACTCCTCGCCGGCGGTGTCGCCGGGCTCTTCGTGGTGGTCGGTGGTCTGGTCAGGGGTGGGGGCCTGGGCTGACCCCCTGATCTTTGTCGCGATGCCGCTCCAGTCGTCGCTGAGCGCCCGGGCAAGCTTCCAGCGGCCCTCGCGGTCAGACGGGATGGTGCGGGGGGTGGGGAGGGCTGCGAGGGCGGCGGCCAGCGCCTCGACGGTGGCGTTGAGGCTGCCCAGGGTAAGGGTGACCGGGTCGGTGGGACGCAGGGGGTGGATCTTGGCCTTCTTGCGCGGCAGCTTCACGCTGACCTTCAGCTCGTCGCGCAGCTCCGGACTCCCGACCGGCCGCACGCCGCCGACCTTCTTTCCGTCGACGGTCACGCTCTCGTCAAACTCAAGGGTGACCTCCCGGCCAACCCAGTCGGCGGTGTCGTCGCCGAACATCGCGGCCAACAGGATCGCCGAGGTTTTGCACAGGATCCACGGGCGCTCCTTGCCGTCGACCCGCAGACCGTGGATCACCAGCTTCGGGCGAAACTGCTTGGGCTTCTCGGGGTCCTCAACCTCTTCGCGGACAACGCGGGCGATCTTGAACGTGGGGCAGCCCCTGCACTCTGGGCCGGTCAGGTACTTGCCGGCAAAAAACTCGCGGTAGTCAGGCATCACGCCTCCCCGGCCGACTCGTCGTCGGCTTCGTCGTAGGCCCAAGAGGGCAGGTGAAGCTGAGCAAGCTCGGGCACCTGCCCGGGCCACGCCCCAGAGGCCTCGGCAGCCTCGACGGCGGCCAGAGCCTCGCCCCGCACCTCGGCGCCGACCCACAGCGGGCCGTCCGCGTCGGCTGTCCCCAGGTCGTAGACGGCCACGTCGGGGCAGGGGCGCGTTTCGTAGGCGAGGATCAGCCCGCGGATGGGGCGGTGGACCCCCAGCGCCCCGAGGCAGGCGGCGAGGCCGGCGGCGTAGTGGGCCTCTTGGGCGTGGTACAGGCGGCGGGTGACCTCGGCGGCGATCTGGCGGGGGCGGATCGACGGGACGGCCTTGAGGTCGATCAGCACGACTTCGTCGTCTTTCAGCAGCACGAGGTCGGCGCGGCCTTTCATGCGCCTGCCGTTCTCGCTCCAGTACATGCTGAGCTCAGGCAGGGCGCGGGCAGCCCCCACGCCCCGGACCAGCGGGCCCGCGACCGGGTGGGCGTGCACGGCGTCGCGGACGGCGGCGACCAGCTCGGCCTCGCCTTGGGACAGCCACACGCGCCGGGGGTCGGCGGCTTGCGCGGCCTCGAAGTCGGCGCCGGCGCGGCGGCCCTGCCACACGCCATAGGCGGTGCTGAAGGTGCTGGGCTCAAGGATCGCCGCGTGCATGGCGCTGTATTCGGGGCCAACGCTGCTGTCGCGGAGCTCGCCGGCGAGGGCGGCGCGGTAGTGCAGGGGGCTGCGCACGGCGTGCTTGAGCTTGCTCCAGTTCAGGCCGGGGGCTGCCTGGTAGGCGCTGAACGGCTGGCCCACGATGAGCTGCGGGTGCTTGATGGGTGGCATCGTCACGCCCCACCCCCGCCGATGATACTGGCCCGCCCCAGGAACTGCCGCGCGGCCAACTCCTGCGCCGCAGCCCGCAGCATGACGATCTCGGGGGCGTCGGCGCCGCCCGGGACCCGGCGGCCGATCCACGTCCGGCGCAGGTGGCGGACGCAGTCCGCAAGGTCGTCGCTGGGGCAGGCCCGGGCAAGCTCGAGGAGGACAGCAGCAGCGGCCGCGGCGGTGGGCTGGACCTCGGGGTCGCCGGGCTGCGGGGGCGAGGCCGCGCAGACGCCGTGGGTGGCGCTGTAGCCGGCGCCGCCGTGGACCAAGGCGAGGGCGGAGAGCAGCCCCCGGCGGCGCGGGTGGTACTCGAGCGGCAGGTCGGCGGCGACGAGCGCGGAGACGGCAGCGAGGAGCGAGCTGGCGCGCTCGCGGGTCTGGACGGGCAGGCCAGCCGCGGGGCTGGCGGTGGGCGCTGAGACGATGGTCACGGTGGGCCTCCTGGGCTGGTGTGAGCGTGACGGGTGAAGGCTATACGAAAGACAGGCGAAGCGCAAGCGAAAATCCACCGAAAAAAAGTGTAGCGTCGGCTGCGGGTCGGTGGTAGGCTGCGGGGCGTCGGGCCTGGGTGGCCCTGTTGGGCCGTGTGGCTCGGGGAGGTGGTGATGGTCATGCCAAACGGGCGGGAGCGGCTGGCGCAGGACAGGGCCAGCCGGGCGCGCAGAGAAGAGGCGCGCGACTTGCTCCACGTCGTGTCTGAGCAGCACGGCGGGGCCCGCGGGGATGCGCTTGCTGTCCGGGTCGCGATTGACGGGGTGGTGCTCACGGAGCGCTGCTTGAAGCTCGAGGGGGAGACCGAGGCTCTGCGCCGGCTAGTCCTGCAGCTGCGTGGAGACTTGGCCCTGTCCCGGGAGCGCATCCGGCAGGCGGAGGAGCGGGCGGAGGCGGCGCCGGAGCAGGCGCGCGCGGCTGTCGAGGAGGAGGTCGAGGCCCTGCGGCTGGCCCTCGCCAAGGCTGGCGCAGAGGTGCGCGAGGCTCGGGCGCAGGCGGCGGCTGACGTCGCGGCGGCCGAGGCCCGGGCGGAGGCTGTGCGGGCGGCGGGGCAGGCCCGCGACGTGCTCGAAGAGCTGCAGCGGGCGCAGGGGCAGCTCGAGGGCGCGTGGGCGGAGGTCTCGAGCCTGCGGGCCGAGCTGGCCGGGCGCGTGGCCGAGTCGGCCGAGATCGCGCACCGGGCGGCGCAGGCTAAGGACCTGCGGTACCGCCTAAAGGTGCAGCAGGCGGAGACTCAGCAGGCCGTGGCCGAGCTCGAGGCCGTGCGGGCACAGGTCCGCGCGGCGCGGGCCGACGCGTCGGACCAGTGCCTCGCCGTGGTCGATGCGCTGGAGCGGCTCGGGTCGCGCCACGCGGGCCTCGCCGACCGGCTCAGCTCAGCGTGGCTGGCTGGCCCGCACCCGATGGCGGCCGCGGCCCGGGAGCTCGGGGCTGGGGCCGGCGCGGCGCTGGCCGGGTCTGTCGAGCGCGGCGTCATCCAGCTGGCGCTGGCGGCGCTGGTCACCGAGGCCCTGCGCAGTTGCCCCGCGGCTACGCGGGCGCGCCGGGCGAGTGGAGGGTCGGCATGATCGCGCTGGCCATCGACCCCGGGCAGCGCGGCGCCGTCGCCGCCGTCCGCCTCTCGCAACTCGGCCGCCTCGAGGCCGCCGCCATTGCCCACGCCGGGGGTAGGGGCGGCTACCAGGCCGGCGAGCGGCACTTGGCACCCCTGCAGGCCTGGGCCGCCGTCGAGGACGTGCTTGGCAGGCTGGGGCAGCCCCTGGCCCCGGGCGCGGCGCTGTGGGCGCTCGAAGCCCTGGGCCTGCGCCCGGGCGAGGGTGTGGCCTCGACGGCGACGACGGCGCGGGGCTGGGCGGTGTGGTGGAGCGTGCTGCACCTGTCGCTCGGGCCCGGGTGCGGGCGAGAGGTCACCGCTCTGCAGGTGGACGCGCGGATGGGGCTGCCCCGGGGGTTGGGCCGGGCCTTGCGCAAGACGATGGTCTTGGAGCGGGTGGGTGCGGAGCTTGTGGGCGCGGGGCTGTCTCTGGACCTGCTCACGCCCCCGGGTGGGCGCGTCGCCAGTGATGGGGCGGGCGATGCGGTGTGGATGGCGCTGGCGTTGGGGAGGGGGTTGTGATGTCGGATGAAGAGACGGCAGAGGTCCGGCCCGTGGGGCCGTGGCAGGTGTGGGCCAGCGGCGGGGGCGAGCGGCGTGTGCAGGTGGGGCCGACGCACCGGTCGCTGGCCAAGGCCGAGGCCGCAGCGGCGGAGCTGCTGTGGATGGGGGCGCACGGTGTGGACGTGGTCGACCTGGGACAGCCCGCGGCTGACAGCGAGCCGGGGCAGGTGGGGCTGTTGGGGTTGTTGATGCGTGGAGGTGCGTTGTGAAGGTCCTCGACGTCTTCGAGGGTGTGGGGCCAGCCCAGAGTGAGGCCGAGGTCCGGGCGCGTGCCTTGGCTTGGGCTGCCCTGCGGGCTGGCCCTCGTCAGGCGGTGCCGCAGGGCGGGGCGACGACTGGCCCGGCGATGAGCCTGGGCGAGCGGGAGTGGATGCGCGGGGCGTCGTCGGCGACGGCGCGGCGGCTGTTTGAGCTTGGGCGAGGTGGTCTGTGAGCCGCGACCCCCTCGACCGCTACTACACCGACGACCGGCTGGCCCTCGCGTGCGTGCGTTGGCTGATCGACTGCTTCGACGCGCCCGACGTGGTCCTTGAACCGTGCAGCGGTGGCGGCGCCTTCGGGCGCGCAGCGCAGCGGGCGGCCCCCGGTGTGAAGGTGCTCGGGTGCGACATCGACCCGGACGCCGCGCCCGGCTACCCCTGCGACCGCGTGCCGGTGTCGACGTGGCGCCCGCCGGCCGGCCTGCCGTGGCGGACGTGGATCGTCACGAACCCGCATTACCAGGGCATCTACGACACGGTGCGCGATCTGCGCTCCCTGCAGGACCGGGCCGGCGCGTCGGTTGTGGCCTTGCTGCTGCGCGAGACGACCATCGGGCAGCTTGTCGCCGGCGATGACCCGCCGCACCACTTCGTGGTGAGCCCCATCCGGCCGCGCTGGGGCGGCCCCGGTGGCGCCGCGCTGACCTCGGGGGACACCTGCGGGTCGGTCCTCTGTGTGTGGGAGGAGGGCGTGCGCCCGGGCAGCACGTCGCGGATCAGCCTGCTGCCGCCTTGGCGCGCAAAGGGGGCCCGATGAAGGCGCTCCCATGCCCCCCAGGGCAGTCCCCGCGCGCGTGGCAGACCGAGGCGCTGACGGCGATCCGTGACGCGGCTTGGGGGCCGGACCGCCTGCGCCGGATCGTCGTGACGGCGGCGACGGGTACCGGCAAGGGGACGCTGTTGGCTGGCCTCGCACGTCTCGTCGAAAAGAGCGCATGGCGCGTGCTCATCCTTGTGCACCGTGATGAGCTGATCCGTGACCTCGCCGCCCGCGTGGCCTTGATCCCCGGGCCCCCGCCCGGCATCGTGAAAGGCAACGAAAACGGCATCGGGGCCGGTATTGTCGTCGCGTCTGTGCAGACGCTGAAGGGCGCGCGGCTGGACCAGGTGGGGCGCTTTGACTTGGTGGTCACCGACGAGTGCCACCACGCCGAAGCCCAAACCTACCAGGCCGTCTACGCCAAGGTCAACGCCGTGCGGGCTGCTCTGGGGCTGCCCGAGGTGCTCCACGTCGGCATGACGGCGACCCCCTTCCGCACGGCAAAGGCAGGGTCAATCAAAGGGCTCGGCGCCGTCTACCAGGCCATCGTGCACGAGCACGGCATCCGGCAGGCTATCGAGTGCGGGGACCTGGTCACACCCTCCGCCATCCGCGTTGACACGCACGTCGAGCTGAGCGGGCTGCAGGTCCGCGGCGGGGACTTTGCCGAAGAAGACCTCGCGCGCGTCATCGACCATGACGAGCGGAACAAGGTCGTCGCGCGCTGGTACGCCGAGAACGGCGGCGGGCGGCCGTTCCTGGCGTTCGCGGTGTCGATTGCCCATGCGGAGCGGCTGGCCCTTGCTCTTCAAGGGGAGGGCGTCGCGTGCGAGGCCGTGCATGGGGAACAGCCGCTGAGCGTGCGGCGGGAGCGCATCGCCAGCCTGCGCTCGGGCAAGCTGCGGGGGCTGGTGAGCCGCGACCTGCTCTTCGAGGGCTTCGACGCGCCGGGGGTGGAAGAGTTGCTCTGCGTCCGCCCAACGAAGAGCCAGATCATCGCGCAGCAGCTTGTGGGGCGCGGCCTGCGGCTGTCCCCGAGCACAGGCAAGACCGGCTGTTTGGTGGTGGACTTCGTCGGCTTCCTCGACGTCCTCGACCTGTCGCACGTCCCGGGCCTGTCGGACCAAGGCGCGGGCGACGTCGAGGCCACGGCCTCGTCAGCGTGGCAGCCCCGCCCCGGTGACCTTGTCGTGCACAGGTACGACGATCTGGGGGTCGGGCAGGTGATGGAAGTGCGTGGGGACAGCCTCGCGCGCGTGCGGTGGGGCGTGGGGGCCGATGAGCCGCCGGCCGAGGCCGTGCGGCTGCATGGGCTCGCGGAGCTGTCGAGGGCGCCGAAGAGCATGGTCGAGGCTGTCCCTGTGCCGCTGCGGGTGACGGGGACGAGCGAGTCCACGGTGTGCATCCTGCCCGGGGCTGACCCCTCGCGCGCGTGGCCCTGGGTGGAGCTCGGGGCCAAGCCCGGCCGGTGGTGGGTGGCATCCGCCGAGGCCCGCCCCTCGCACGGCGACGAAGACCAGCGCGTCACCCTCCACGCCGTCGTCGCCGAGACGTCGGGCGGCGGATGGGTGTTGTACACGGCCGAGCGGCGCGAGGTCGTCAACGGCGACAAGCGGGGGACAGCCCACGCACACGCGGTGCCGGACCGTCAGCGCGGCCGGATCGTGGAAGAGCAGGGCGTGCTCGGCAGGCTGTCCCGTCAGCGCGCGGGGGAGGCTTGGCTCCGTGGTAGAGCGCGGGCCCCGGACCTGACCGCGGGCTGGCGGGAGGAGCCGGCGACGGCAGGGCAGGTGCGGATGTTGCGGGCGATGCGCTTCGAGCGCGACTTCACGGAGCTGCGGAAGGGGGAGGCGAGCGCCTTGATCGGCGCGGCGTGGGGGCGGATGGCTGTGCAGTCGGCGCGGAAGGCGCACAGGGCCGCCTATGTGGCTGGTAACAGGGCGAAACACACTGAGGAGGTGGCGGATGTTTGACGTGGTGGAAGGGGCGGACGTGGTGGAGACGTGCTGGGAGGGCCTGCGGTGGGTCCGGGGGCAGGCCCGGGCGCGGGTGCTGGTCCTGCGGGGCGGGGAGCCCAGCGGCATGACGGGCCGGCCCTCGGGGCAGCCCGCGTCCTCGGACGACTACCGGGAGGTGGTCCTGCCCGGCTGGGTCTTGATGTGCTGGGGCAGCCCCTGCGGCGTCGATGTCGTCGACTGCCCCGTCGGGCTGGCCCTCGCGGTGGCCCGGGACGTGGGCGCGCACGGGACTGCTGGACAGGGGGTGGTGTGCTGGCAGGGGTGGCAGGTGTGGAGCCCGGGGACTGCCGGAGGTGAGGTCCGGCGGGCGGTGCGGAGGGGACTGATCGCGGGGGCTGCCTTGGTGCTGGTCAGCCGGTTGTGGGAGGCCCGGGACGCGCGGGAGGCCGGGGCTGCGCTCGGGCCGGTGGAGCGGGTGCGGGCCGTGGCTCGGCGGGCGGTCGAGCGGGTGGAGGCCGGCGAAGCGGCGCAGATGGCCGCCGGGTGGGAGGTCGAGGCGGAGAAGGCGTGGCAGGACGTGGCGGGGGTGGCTGATGTCGGGTGAGCTTCTCAGCGCCGCCCTCGCCTACGCAGGCGCCGGCCTCCGCGTCCTCCCGCTGCACAGCGTCGACCACCTCGGCGAGTGCACGTGCGGGGCCTCGTCATGCAACAGCCCAGGGAAGCACCCGCGCACGGCGCACGGCGTCCGCGAGGCTTCGGCTGACCCTGAGCAGGTGAGGCAGTGGTGGGCCCGCTGGCCGACGGCGAACGTGGGCCTTGCCACTGGCCCCGCAGCTGGGGAAGGCTTGCTCGGGTGGTGGGTGCTGGACTTGGACCGTCCGAAGGCCGGCGAGATCGACGGCCGCGACGCGTTGGAAGTCCTCGCCGAGATCCACGGGGGGCTGCCCCAGGGCGCGGTCAGCCTCACGGGCTCGGGCGGGATGCACCTGCTCTTCCGGTGGCCTGAGTCGGGGCCTGCCATCCGCAGCAGGGCCCGGGTCCTGCGGCACGATGGGGCGTGGGCCAGCGCCGACACGCGGGGGCTCGGCGGGTACATCGTCGCGCCGCCTTCCATGCACGCGTCGGGGGCGCGCTACACCTGGGGTGAGGGGGCGGGGCTTGAAGCCCTCTGCGCCGCGCCTGGGTGGCTTGAGGCTGCGGTCAGGGCGCGGGACGAGGCCAAGGTCGCGCCGGCGGCTGGCAAGGCTCTGAGCGCCTCTGGCGGGGCTGAGGACCGGTCGTGGGAGGTCGGGGGCGACAGGGCCAGCCGCTACGTCGCAGGGGCGCTGAGCCGGGCGTGCGAGCGGCTGGAGAAGCTCGGGGCGGGGCAGCGGCACGCGAGCCTGCTCAGGGAGGCCCGGACCATCGGCGGGTGGCTTCACCTCGTGCACAGCCCCGACGAAGAGCAGGCGACGGCCGCACTGGCCGAGGCGGCGATGAGGGCTGGGCTGCCCGAGAAGGACGCGCGGCGGACTGCGCGGGATGGCGTCCAGCACGGCATGAACGAGCCACGCGACCTGCCGCCGCTGCCGGAGGGGATGAGGGACGGCCCGCGAGGCTCTGGGGTCGGGGCTGATGACTTCGAGGACTGGGGCAGCCCGGACAGCCCGGAGACGTTGGACCCGGGCGAGCCGACGTGGGATGGGATGCACGATGAGGACCACGTCCCGGGCGTCGGCATCCAAGACGTGGGCGAGGAGGACCCCGACTATGCGGGGGTGCCGGTTCAAGGTCGCCCGACCGTCATCATCAACCCACAGTCGAACGGCGACCGGCAGGCCGTTGTGCTTGAACAAACGTGGAAGGTCCTCCGCGGCCTGCGCGGCGAGGGCGCGATCTACCTGCGGGGCGGGCGGCTGGCCCGCATCTCCAACGGGGCGATCCTCGACGTGACGCCGGGCGCGCTGATTAGCACGCTGGTGAAGTCGGCCCGGTGGGTGAAGCTGCGGCCGCCCAAGGCCCGCGAGATCACGGCGGGCGAGGCGATGTTGGAGGACGACGCCGAGAAGATCCCGACGCAGTTGCTCGACGCCATGCTCGCGGACCCTGACCCGCGCCTGCCGCAGATCGAGCGGCTGGTCCGGGCGCCCTTCTGGCACGGCGAGGGGGAGGTGGTCCAGCCCGGCTACCACGCGCCGAGCCGCAGCTACCTGATGGGGCAGCCCCACAAGCGCAGCCCGGTCGACGGCGTGGGCGACGCGGTGGACCTGCTTCTCGGCGAGTGGCTGGGGGACTTCCCCTTTGCCTCAGACGCCGACCGGACCCACGCGCTGGCCGCGCTGCTCACGCCCATCGTGCGCGCCGAGATCGACGGCCCCTGCCCGTTGGTGATGATCGAGGCGCCCGAGCGGCGCACGGGGAAGACCCTGCTGATGGAGCTGCTGACGGAGGTGTCATCGGGGCAGGTCCCCAACCCCGCCGGCTGGGCCCACGACGACGAAGAGCGCCGCAAGACGTGGTCGATGCTGGTCAGGCGCGGCGAGGCGGTGATCTGCGTGGACAACGTCAGCGGGCGCATGGACGACGACCCGCTCTGCCGGATCTTGACGTCGGGCGCGCTGATGGAGCGGTTGTTGGGCACGCAGGACGCCATCGACGT